TGTGTGCGGCAATTAGTATTGTTTGATCTGGATGAAACATAGCATACCATAACAAGTAACCTGCGGCAGTTGTTGTCTTACCACTTTGTCTTGGTAGCATATTAACATTGAATCTATGATTGTGATAACTTTTTAAAAGTCTTTGTTGATATTCAAATGGCTTAAACAAAGTTTTACCTTTTACAGGATGTTGTATATAGAAAAACTTTTCACAAAAATATTCAAAGCCAGTGTCAGGATTAATACAATTACTTAATTCTTCTACCTGCTCATTAGTAAAATTTTCTCGTTGGTGTGCTTTTTTGGTTAAGACACCGTCTAAACTTTTTGTTGCCATACTAGTATTTATAGGTGAAAATAGGCCCCGTAGGGCCTATTGGTTGTATTTTAAACTTTTGGATTTATTATGCTACTGTTATACTAGTACCATCAGCAACAGTTGTACCTGATACGTCAATATCGTTTGGTCCTACTGCTGTTCCTAATGCTCTAATCTTTGCTTGTAAGTCTGCCGCGTTAGCACTAATATCAGTAATAATTGAAATTGTACCTGCCGCAGAATTAGTTACCAAATACATTAAAGGACTAACTTCTCCTAGTACTACTTCAGCCGCTTCACCTACTGCATCATCTTCTGCACGTAAGTCAATTGCACTATTACTACCGTTCTTTACAGTAACTAACATTGCCTTTGCATTATGAGAATATAATGTACCAGCAGTTACACCTAATCCTGTTACTCTTGTTACTGCTACCATCTTACTTCTCCTCTAGTTCTGACATAAGTTCTTGTAGTCTATTTTTTAAACCTTCCTTGATTTTATCTTCAGTAGCCTGCATTGGATTGTCTCCGCCTGCAACTTTAGGATAAGTTTTCTTAGGTCTGTTTAAACCACCACTTAAATCTTTTGTCATATATTTTGTATCTTTGTAATCTTCGTCTGGTGAATTATCCCAAGACTTTTCTTCTACTTCGTCTTCACCGCAAGGCTTAGGATCCATAGGCAACTTCATCGGCATTGGTTTGTCCATCTCTGGTTTCTTTGGTCCCATAATAGATAAACTTTTTGCGATATCGTCTCTTGGGGAAAGCATCTTAATATCAACAGGCTTCATTTCAGGTTTATCACCTCTCATCATATTAAAAAGGTTTCCAACATCCTCTGCATTGTCACCCGACATGGAGATATTCATTGATACTGCTTCGTTTAAGTCGTCTATTTTCTTATAGATATCTTTTGCGTTCATTATTTGCTCCCCACTGGACTTTTTGACTCTTCTGGTTCATTTAGAGCCATTTGTTTTTGTTCTGTGTTTCCCTTTACGCCTTGGCCTGGATCATTGTCTCTTTCTTTTCTTGCCTTTTCTAATTCTGCTAATAAATTCATTGTTCTGTTTGTACCAACATCTTCTTGTGCTGATTCACCGTTGTCAATATCTGAACCTAACTTAGGTTCGTAAACTTTGTTGTACTCTTTATCTTGATATTCTTCTTGTGGTGCATTCTTTGAACGTACAATAATGTATGCTGGATCAATGTTGCAACAAGTAGATAAGTATTCACCCATAACTTGTGGAGTTGTAGGATATTGTACTGCTATATCATAATAGTGGCATTCGCAATTTTGTAACTGAGGGAAGTCTAATGGGCGTTCTTGGATTGGTGTTTTCTTTGGACTGCTCATACTTTCTAGTCCAAACTTTTGTAAACAACTTTCCATGCTGTCTGCACAGTTTTCTGGTAATTCGCCAGCGATGCCTACTTTAAATTCGTATATCTTTTTTGACTCTGTTAAATATTCTGTAAACTTTTTCATATTACTTCCCATCTATACATTATTTATCCATATTCTTTAGTTTCTCCAGCAAACTGTTACGGTCAGTTACGATATAGCCTTCTCCGTTAACTATATTACCGTCATCATTGCCAGAATCTTTGTCTTGTTTTTCTTTTTTAAGTTGCAATTCTACCATTTTTAACTTTTTATCCAATTTAGCAACTTTGGCATCTAGGTTAGTTTTTAGCATTTGTCCTGCTACTTCAAATACCCTGCCACTATAACGTGATTCAACATTCATGCCTAAATCCATTAGATCTTCATAAGCACTCATAGATTTTTCAGCAACTTCATTAAGTTCATTATCAGCCATTTCTCCCAAGCCTTTTACTTGTGGTAGTGCGGCCGCAATTTTATCCATCTCTGCTATATCGCGTAATGTTTCTTGCTGTTGTGTTACAGCCTGAGTCTTTTCTTCAGTTTCTGCTTTCTTTTTATCTGCTTCTATAATCTCTTTAGAGTCAGGTAAGTTTAAAAGTTCCTCTAATTTTTTAGTCATATTTTGGATCCATTATATACTACTATTATTTATCAGCCTTTTCTCTTGCCCTGATGAAAAATGTCATTTTCGGTTATGACTCTAAACACTATTTTCTTCTGTTTACACCATGCCCTAGCGGCTTCCCATTTAGCGATATTTCTTACGTATTGTGCTTGTCTAAATTTATCCCTACCTACAGATTCTCGCTTCATTTGGTTTTCAGGCTTAACTTCAATTAGTTCTACTCTTTGTTTGCCTTTTCTATCTGTATATTGTATAAGGAAATCAGGAACATATATTGTCATACTTCCTGTCAAAGGATCTCTATAAGGTATCTTAACACTTTCACTTGCCCAACGAGCCACACTTGGATTCTCATCACAAAACTTCATGAAAGCAAACTCCCAACTTGATCTATACAAAGGAGTTTTTCTACCTAAATATTTTTCTGGAAATTTTAAATTGTATCTGCCTTGAGCGAACTTAGGCATAGCACTATACCATTATGTTACGTGCATCTAATTTGTTTGTTGCTTGATCTACTTTATAACCTAATGCACTTATTTTTGTTCTGTTATAATTTAAAACTTCTGTAATGACAGAACTTAATTGCACATCATCAAATCCACCCAATGTGTCTAGTAATTCAAAAGTTTTTACTCCATCTATTTTTGCTTGTTGCATTATTATAGTTGAAATTGTTTGAGCACTAGTTTTATCAAAACCTCTTTTTTCAAAAAATCCAATAGTTGCATCTACTTCGTTACTATTAAATTCTAAAGGTTTTGTGTAATATGAATTAAAGAATTTTTTAACTAAAGTTGAAGAATCATTTACTTGCTGACTCTGAGGTAGATTGCCACTTACATTTGAAGCAACTGTATTTTGTTTTGTTGTAATGTTTTCACCCATGTCATCTACCTTATGTGCTTATGTCAAAGTTTTGATTATGTGATTTTAAATTACTTGATGTATCACTATTCAATGCACTTTTAACATTAGAACTTAAATTGTTCCATGCAGTATTTATTGCGTCGGGAGTTGGTATACCACCGTTGTTGATGTGTGCTTTTTTAAATGTAGTTGCTTTAGTTAAATCATCTAATGCATTAGGATTTTGACTTAAGAAACTTGTTGCACTACTTAATGAACCGTTCTTGATTGCTTTAGCAACACCAATAGCCGCTGTAACACCACCAACTGCTAATGCAGTCTTTCCTAGTCCACCATTGCCACCTATCTTAGGAAAAGCAGTATTGGCAACACCACTTACGTCAATACCAGTAGCGGCACCAATTTGATCTTTTAATATACCAAAGCCTTCTTGTCTAATACCATCGCTTGATAAGTTTTTAGCATTTGTAACAACACTAGATGCTTTTAATACTGTACCTAAAAAGTTTTGTGGACTTGTAAATGCATTACCACTTGTAATATCACTGAATACATCTGATGCTCCTGCGGCAATACCACCTTGACCAAATAAGTTTACTGCACCACCACCTGCTAATGAATTAGGCGAAGGCATACTATCATAATGACCACTTGCGGGACCAAACATTTTAGGAGCAGTACCTTCAGTTACAGGACCTCTTGCATACCATACAGTTTCATACTGTACTGTCATTGTGTTTGAAACTGCACCACTATCGCTGTTGTCCATTGTATCATGTTGCCAAGAACTTATTATAGGATTTGCTAAAGTGAAACAAGTATATCTATGTCTTGACATTTGATAAATTTGTATACTTTCAAAAAAGTTTTCTAATTGATCATTGTCTAAACCAAATCTATAATTGTTGACCATTTCGTTACCATACGTTGTTGACCTTGCATAGGCAGGGTTACTAGTATTAGGTTGTCTACTTCCATCTAATGCCGCATAGTTTCCGTCTTTGTAATAATATCTATAATATGCTTCCCACATAGCAGTTGTTTGTCCATAGTTGTCATCATGGAATACAATGTTGATAGGATCATAATCTAATCTTGTTTGTAAGTTTCTTTTCTTGTTGTATTGATGTTTTAGTGTTGTACTGATTTGATATTTAGGCAAGTCAACACTTTTAACTAACATATTAATTTCTTGTGTTTTTAATTGTGGAATAATTTTTACTGCTTCTGGATTTAAATTAAAACTTACGTGATATAAAAATTTATGTTTAGGCGATAATCTATGTGCGTCATCTACATACAGTCTTGCCGCGTGTGCAAAGTCACCAAGATTACCTTTTGGACTTAATGCTCCACTAACTAAATTATCTAAGAATCCATTGAGTTTATTTGCCATACTAATATTTATCCAATTAAATTAAGTGCGTATAAAATGACGAAAGGGGCCGTAGCCCCTTTCAATATTACAGGAAATATTATTAATTTAGTTCTTACGTAGAACCACCGCCTGTGATTGCAGTATTAACAGTTCTACCTACTGCTGTACCTACTCCTGTACCTTGTGGAGTCTGTATAGCATTATCGTATCTGATTGATAAAGCAACTGTAACTGGATCGTTAGTTGAATATGCTAATGTGTTGTAGTTAGCACTTTCTAAGTAACAACCATATAATTCAAATGTTTCTAAAACACTTGCTACATTTACGCCGTTACCACCATCAAGTATCTCGATTCTAGTAACGAATTTGTAGTCACTTCCTGAAGCCGCACTTGACTGTTCGAAGAAGTCAAATTGTTTCTGAAGTTGCTCACCAACTAATTTTTGTACGTTGTTGGATACGTCTTCTCTTAAGTTTAATGTAATAGGTTCCCAAGTATGTTTACCTGCTAGGTATACTCTTGAGTTGTATACATCAACTG